GGTGGGATGACGACGGCGAAGCCCTGGCCCGTCTTGCACGCTGCGGTGACGGCGCTCTGAATGGTGGGGTATCCGCTCTCACCGACGTAGAGGGTTTGATTGATTTGCGGCGTTTTGATCGGCCCCACGTTGGTCTGGTTTGGCATGGTGTTGCTCCCTCTTTATGGCGTTTATTCCTCGAACCAAGTTCCGGTCATGTTGGCGTATAGTTGGCGGTCAATGCCGCCGATGAAGTTTTGAACGGTGACACTGTTGGGTGTGGTGTCAACCTGCATTGCGTTGTGGCATCGGGTCGGCCATGCGAAGCTGTTGCCTCCGATTTCGTCTTGTCGGATAAGGAAGCTGTAGAGAACGCCTGGGGTCATGTTTTTTAAGTTGACGGTGGTGACGTTGCTATACATGTCGATGATCCAGCACTCGGCATACAGGCCGTCGAAGGTCATCACGTTTGCCGATTCGAGTTCGAGAGTTCGTCTCATGACCAATAGGTTCCCGGTGCGACGGCGTACAAGTTGCCATCTGAAGCGGCGATAAAGGTCTGGATAGTCGAGGCACTTGGATCGGGATTGACGGAGGTGGCATTGGCGAAGTTGGGGGGCCATGCAAAGGCGTGGCCTCCGGCGGGGTCTTGAGTGACGATCATGGTGTAGAGATTTCCGGTGACACATCCGGTACACGTCGATGAGGTCACGTCTGCGCTAAGGAATATCTGCCATGCGGTCAGAAGTGAGCCGTCAAAGTGGGGCGTGGGGCTGAAGGGTACGGTGATGAGTTGATTGCTGAGTTGTGGCGGAAGCGGCGGCGGCGGCTGATTCGGGTCGATGGGATCGGTAAAGTCGAGGTCAATGGCGGGGCCGCTTGAAAAGCGGTAGGCATTGGTTTGCAGAATGTCACCGTTTCCGTTACGAACCGTCGCGGTGTAGTAGGTTCCGGGGGGAAAGATGATGTCGTTGGGCTGCAACTGGATCGAGAACGCGGTGGCTGGGGGTACGGGCGTCGCAGCCGTGGCGGTCGCGCCTGAGAGTGAGCCTGTATCCGGGCCTCCGATGCCGTGTGCTTTCGGGCTTATACTTCCATAGCCGCACAACATAAACGACACGGTTGAGCCTGGATCAATTAGGCCGTCAATGGTGAGCAAGGTGCCTGTGACCGTTACCATTTCAGTACCTCATCCGAAGAAAGTTAACTGGCTTACCTGCGCGATGCGTGGATGCTCTTGCAGGTTCGCGGTGACGTTTTGCCGGAACCAATCGCGGTTGAGGTTGTGCATTTCGCAGTAATAGAGGGAGACGGCTTTGCCGTCTTCTCCCTCCACGTTCACGGCGCTGTCGTCGGCGGTGCCGTAGTAAACGTTGTCAATCTCCGCAAGCAGCTTGCGGAACGTGAGGTCTCGCGGCTCGATGGGGGGCTGTGGGGCGTGAACGGTTCCGGCGTACTGCGGCGCGGTCTCGATCACTGTCAGCCAGTCCCCCCATCCGGCCTCCACGCGGTTCTTGATGACCTGGGCGATGGCGAGCATGGTGTCGGTGCCGCCATAGCGGTATCCCTCCGCGATGACGAAGGACACAAGACGGGCCTTGATGTAGTTCTCGAAGGTCAATGCGCTCTCCTGTGATCTTTGCGGCTGTCGGCTCTGGGCCAAGGGTTCTCAGTGCAATCCCTGACGAGTGGAAGGCAACCCGCGCATAGCTGGTTGTAGACGTGTTTGTCATTCGTCGATTTCAGAATGATCGTGGCGCGGCGCGTACAAAACTGGCAGTCGGGCCGTGCGCTCGCGCATCCGCTATTGCCGAATCTCATAGCCTTCCCCTCTTCCTGCGGTAGTCGAGTAGCTGTTCGAGATAGAACTCGCTGGCCTCGTTGTGTACGACTGGCCCAAAGGCGCGGTCTACTTCGCTCTCATCCAGCACGCCTTTAATAACCATTGCAAGCAGGGCGGTGCGCCATCCGCGATATTTCTCTGAGGTCGGTACGTCGAACTCGTTGAAGCGCATGACTCCCCACTCTGGGCATCTTGGGTACTGCAAATATGTAACGTATTCCGCTACACGCTGGCCGTCCTTCCATACCCACGCGCTGATTCCAACCCGGTCGAGTATGACTACATCGTGTAACCAGAAACGCGCGGTCGAACGGGTGCGCTGTACGGGGATGGTGATACCTGTCTTGTGGTCGATGTCCCACACCCAATCGACGGCGGGTTCGACGCTGCAATTCACTCCGGCGTCGATGAGTTTCTGAAAGACGGCGTGCGGGTGAAGGATGTTGACTAGGCGCATCTCTTCGTTCTCTTTGCCCATCCAACGCTGCTGTCCTTCCCATCGCTGCGCGGCGTGAGCGCGATAGCTCTCCTCGTAGGCCCTGGCCTCGGCCTCGATGAGTTCGGCGCTGCTGCTATCGGTGTAGGGCAGGGGATCATTGACGACGGGCGTGGGTAGCTCGTCGTCATAGGGGAGGTTGACGCGCTTGAGGTTCGAGTAAACGGTTCCGGCCTGGGGTATGTTGCTCACGGTTGGGTCTCCTGTGGCTCGTCGGCGGTGTCGGTTTCTGGCGGCGGTGCTTCATGCATCTTGCGAATGATGTCCGCGAAGACAGGGGCATAGACGCCTGGGTTAGTTCCGGCGCGTGCGGCTTGATAGGCGAGTTTCGCCATGAGGGGATGGGTGATGATCTGTTTGAGGATGAGGGCGGCTCCTACTTTGTGCGTTACCGCGCCCAATATCCCGCGCGGCACAATATTCGCAACCCCCTCCATCCCGGCTCCGGTGGCGATGTGGTGCCATCCATTTCTGGCGAGGTCGTAATACCACTTCTGTTTCGCGTTCGCGGCGGCTTCCTGCGCTGCTGCCTTCTGTTTGTATTCGGCTACGTTGGCCTTGTTGACCTGCTGCCTCTGCTGGTCTTTCTGCTGGTACTCCTCCATCGCTCCCTGATGCTGCTGTGCGGCTTCGGCCTTCGCTGCTGCGGTCGCGGCCTTGTCTGCGGCTGGCTCTCCGGCAAGGTCGTTAATCATGTTGTTCATGGCCTCATACCGCTCTGGGCCAAGCGTGTTGCTCATGCGCGGTGCGCCTACATCGTTGACGAGTGACTTCCATCCGGCTTGCAGTTTGCGGACGTTGAAATTGCCTGTGCGGTCGGCTCCCTCGAAGGCTTTGGTAAAGGCGTCGTCGACGCGCTTGACGAGATAACCGTTGTTGAACTGCGATCTGGCAATTGCAAGGTCGGTGGGAGTTCCGGCGCGGCCTAGATAGGGGTCGCTGCCGTTGAACATCTGGTGCATCTCATCGGTCAGTGCTGCAAGTCGCTGGCGGCTGGCTTGCCCCGTCTTGCCGATGAGGTCATTCATCTCATCGTTGATGGTGCGGAAGCTGCCTCCCGGTCGATCTTTGGTCAGATTCTCCCACTGGTTGTACATCTCCTTTGGCCCACGCATCATCTCTTCTGCGGCGTCTCCCATGTCCCCCACGCGAGAGAGGGCGGTGTCTACGTCAACAGGTGCAAAGGTGGGCTGATGCAGGTAGGGGGAGTATTCATGCTGCGGTAGTAGTTGCTGATACTCCCTCATCTGCTGCATGACGTCGTTATGACTTTGCAGGATGTCGGCCTGTCTTGCGGGTGGGAGTCTGCTAAAGTTCGGGTCTTGCACGATGCTTTCAATCCGGTCTAGGTGACGCGCTGCCAAGTCCGCGTCGGTGGTGAGAATGCTTGGGCCTCCGGTGGTGGTGTCCTGCCGAATTACTGAGCCTGGGCGAACGCTGGTCTTATATTCGGTGGCTTGCATGATCGGCTCTTTGTGAGAGAACGGCGATGTGGGCGGTTCCTCTGGCCCTTGCTGTAACCACATGGGCGAAGACTCGCGCGGTGGCGTCGTCGGCTCTGGTGGCTGCGGCTCCGGCGATGGCACTCCGTTTCGTTCGGTGCTGAATACCGCTCCCGGCTCCTCGGCATACCTGGGGAGGTCGAATGGAACCTGCTCTCCCTCCCACGGCTTCCTGTTGCCGCTGCCCTTGCCTTCGACGACGCGAGTGCCTACTTGCTTGTATCGCGCTCCGGCTTCGTGCAAGAGGTCTCCGGCCTCCTCGGTCTGCGACCATCCCGGTATGCGGAACTGGTACGGCTCGGTGGCGCTCTGGCTGGGTAGTCCTAGCTGCTGAATGTTGGTGGGGGTGCCGCTCTCGTCAACAGCGCGGTACTTGTTCAAGTCGGCAAGCTGCTCCGCTGTCATGCCCTGCGCGGCCTCTTGCTCATGCGCGGCGAAGCGTTCGGCGGCGGGTGGACGCGCGGCGGGTGCGGCGGGTGCGGGTGGAGTAGGTGGCGGCTCGGCGGGGGTGTGGATCGGCGGGGCGAGTGGCTTGGCCGCTTCTACTGCGGCTGCGGCTTCACTCTTCAACCGCGCGAGATATTCCCCCAATGGGCCTATCCCTGCTCCCGCTCCCATGTGGATCGCGCCGGAGAGGATCGCATTTTCTATCCCCTGTTCTTTGTCGCCTCCACTCATGAGGTAGCTCTGCACTCCTCCTGCGGCGGCGGTTCTGGCGGCTGGTACAACGGCGTGGATCGCGCGGAGTCCTATCCCTGCGGCCTGTTTGAGAACGGGGTGCAGCTTGTCGAAGGTCTCCGCGACGTTGGCCGCTTGCTTCAACGTCTTTGCGATCTCTGTTCCTCCGACAAGTGAGGAGGCTCCCGCGCCTCCCATTCCGAGTAGGGAGGCAATCGCCTCGAAGCCTAGATAGTCGGCTCCCATCGCGCCAGAGTGTTCGCCAAACCCGCCTGGGTCTGTCCATCCCTTCATCTTTCCCTGCTCTGCCAGCCATGCGGCGGCGCTCTGCATGTGCTGGCGTGCGGCGGCGGGGATGATTCCGCTCGCATGATCGTTGACGATCTTCAGAATCCCTGCGGCGGCGTTGGCCGCTTCTTTCGCTCCCCCAACGGCCTCCGAATAGTAGGGGTTTCCGCTCTCCATCAAGTCGGATGCAGCGCCTAACATGCTCTGCGGTTTCGCTCCCGGCATGGCGACGGTGGTTCCTCCCGGTGGCGGTTGATCCGCTCCCGGCATGGCGACGGTGGTTCCTCCCGGTGGCGGCTGATCCGCTCCCGGCATCGCTACCGTTATTCCGCCCGGTGGTGGTTGGTCGGCCATTTATTGCGCTCCTGCTGTCGGCAAATTGTGGTAGGTCTTGCCGTCCTTCTCGTAGTAGCCAACGATGTTTCCGTTGACGATGTAGGCGTGTCCGTCGATGGGTACTCCGGCTGCGGTTGCCTTCTGAATTAACTGCGGGTCGGCTGCTGCTGGCGCTGGCTGCGCGGCTCCTGCGGCTGGGGCGGCTCCTGCGGCTGGCGGCATGACGGCGTACCGATGTAGTAACTGCTGCGTCGGCGCGTCGAAAAATTCATGTACTGGTAGCTCTTGCCCTGTTCCTGTCTTGTACTTCTGAAACATCGCTCCCACCTTCCCACCTGTGAGGCGTAGAACTTCATGGAGGGCAGAGTCGCGGATGCTTTGGACGGGGGAGGTTATCTGGTTTCTTATGCGGTTTCCTTCTGCCTCTCCAATTACTCCCTGCATGACGAGCTTGCCCGTCTCTCCGGTGAAGAAGTTGGCATCCGTGTTGTAGTCCGCTGCCGCGCCTGAGAGGTTTTTCCCGGTGAGGAGAGACACGGAATCTCCCAGCCTTGCCGAAGTCTTCAATGCATTTTGCGCGTGGGAGAGTGCCGTCGATAGCTGCTTGATGCTGTCTGCATCGCCCTTGGTTTTGAAGTTCTGTTTGGTGTCATAACGGGCGTCGGTAAAGGTCGGGTCGTAGTTCATTACCTGCTGGCGGAAGGCGATGTTTTGCGGACTCCGGCTTGCGGTCGGCATCTTCACATCGCCGTTGGCGGTGGATTTGATGAGTTGCCAGTTGGATTCTGGAAGTCCAGACGCTTTCAGATATTCCTCGCCATGTAATCCTGCCGCTCCCTCCTGCACTCCTCCTGCAAGATTGTTGGCTTGGCGGGTGTGTAGGTCTGCCTCGGCGCGGCTGTTGGCGGCGGCGGCGTGGTGCGCGTCGATCTGGGCTTGAATGGCTGGGGTGTTTTGCAGCGTGTCCAGTGCGGCTTTAGATTGCGCTCGCTTGGCGGGATCGGGGTTGCTTTGTGCGTCACGCGCTAGTTCTGCGGCTGTCTTCGGCCCTTGATTATTCTTCTCCCAATTGTTCCGCAAGCCAACAAACTGCGCGATGAGGGCTTGATTCCCGGCGCGAACCTTTCCGGTCTTCTCGTTAGGAGATGCGTTTTTGGATGAGAGTGTGGGTTCTCCGGTCTTCGGGTCAACCTTGAGTTGCAGAACTTGATTGTCGGGGCCTGTGCCAACGGGTCTCTCATCGTCGCCGGGGTCTGTGGCGATGGCATGAAGTTCGGTTCCTCCTCCCGCCTTCGGTACTGCGGCAACTTTCAGAGTGAGGTCAGTGTGGGCCTTAAAGAAGTCGGGGTTTGAGTCCATGACTTTCTTCAGGTCGTCGAATCCGTTGATAACTCCGAAGTCTTTGGCGTTGGGGCTGCTGGCTAACCCGTCGCGGTATGCGTTCATAAGCTGGGCGGATTGGTCATCAACGCTGGTTTTCAACTGCTGCGAAGTCAGCATCCCTTGATAAAGCCGTTGCTGCACAAGCGCATTGTTTGCCTTGTTTTGGGTCTCCTTTTGCAGCGCGTCGTTCTGCTGATTGGCGTCCTTGGTGGCCTGATCCTGCCGTTGCTGGGGCAGTTGCAACCCGGATTCAATCCCCCCGGCTGCGGCGCGTCCGAAGCCTCCCGGCCCCGGCCCTGCGGCGAAGCCCTGGGCGAGTCCCCCCAGCGCGGCCTGAGCTACCCGGCCCCACTTTTCGCCTCCGGTCGAAGGGTCATGGGTGACTTCCACGGTGCCGTCTGCCTTCTTCGTAATGTGGATGGTTTTGTCGCCTCCAAGCAGGGTTCCAACCGAGTCCAGAACACGCGCTAAACGGCCATGATGGACGGCGGCGGCGGCGGCTTCGATGGTGTTTGGATCGGCGCTGGCGGGGGGCTGATTGGGGGTCTGCGGGGGCGTCTGATCGGGGGGCTGAGGGGGTGCGGCGGGGGCGGAATCGGGGGCATACGGGGGCTGCTGGGCCATCGTTGCGGCCTGTGTCATCTGGTCGATTGCATCCTGCGGATTGACTCCTAAACCGTCCATAAATTGCTCTCCTTCTTACCCGCTGGCTGCTGCTAATCCCGGCATATATCCCGCTGGCGATGCTGCCGATGCGGTTGGTAAAAGCTTCGATAACCCCCCTGTAAATCCGCTTGCGGCCTGTCCTGCAATGCCTCCCAATGAGCCGATAACCGAGTTCCAAAGCGAGTTGTTTTGGGTGGTGATGGCGTTGGCTTCGTTGGCTGCGGAGTTCCCCGCGTTGGTGGCGGAACCTGCGTATCCGGTCGGGTTCAAAAGCCCTGCTGTCGACCCCAGAACATTCGCGGCGGTGAGGAAGTTCTGATTGCCTTGGGCATAGTTCGCCTGGGTGATCTGGTTCTGTCCTTGGGCGCGGCTCTGCGCGGCAAGGTTGGCGTTTCTGGCGATCAAATTGGCGTCCACGCTCGACGGCAGGAAGGTATTTCCTCCCCCTCGGGCGGCTAGAACGTCGGCGGTGGCCTTCTGTGCCTGGGCGTAGTCGGTGGCAACGTTCTCGATGTTCTGGGTTTGGAGCGCGTTGGTCTCGGACGGGGTAAACCCGGACTGTCCCGGCCCTGCGGCAAGGATCGGCTGAAAAGTAGAGGTCAACGCTCCGGTGATGGCCTGATTCTGACCAAAGACGGTGTTGTACTGCTGGGTCAGAGTCTCGTAAAACTGCTTCTCTTCGTCCGAAATTTGGTTCTGCTGCTGACTCGCGCCTCCACACATGGCCTATCCCTCCCTCTGTAGCTCGTGTGGGGATCGTCCCCACGGCTCTACAGCGATCATCTGAGGCTTCGGGGGTGTAATCTCCCGCTTGAGGTCTCCGGTCGTCTCCCTGAAGCCCATCCGCCTTTTCGCCATTGCGCGGAGTTCGGGGCCTTCGGTGTCAAATAAAATCTCCCGAAAGTGGTTCTGCCTTAACATGGCCTCGATCCAAGCCAGTCCGCGCAGCATCACATCCCGGTTTCGGTGCTTCTCGGCGGGGGTTGCGGCCTGGGCGAATAAGAGGGATAGGCGAACGGCGGTCTGGGTCTTGAAGTAGAGGACAACGGTGCCGTGTTCGTCCTCGATGGCCCACGCATCCTCTCCCGGTAGCAGGTTTATGAAGTAATCCGGGGTCATGCGGCCCTTGTGGTAGGCATCCGCCTCGATAAGAGTGTCAAGATAGGCACGGTCTTGCTCTCCCATCGGGCGAACAACGTAGTTATCGAAGCGAAAGATTTGGTTCATGCTCCTGCTCCTCGTTTCGCTGGCAGAATTCGGTAGGTCGGTACGTTCGTGCCTCCGTAAAACTGGCGTTGAAAAGCATCCCCGGTAGAAGCCATCAGTGGCATAGAAGAAAGCATGTTTGGAGCGCGTCCATTAGGGTCGGCGTCCTGGGTCGGGGAGGAGGTCGGCGTGGGGGTCGGCGCGGGGGTCGGTGCGGGTACTTGCCGCATGTTCGAGAGGTCGGGATTTCTGAGCTTATTCATGGGTGGCATTACTGGCTCCTGAACTCCTGCCATAGCTGTCCGAAAATGGTGAATCCGATAAGCTCGTTGGCGGCATTTTCGGCAGGCCAATTGATGAGCATTTGGAAGTGTCTGCACCACACAGGTTTCTGCTTTTGCAGGAGTGAAAAACGGTCGCTGTAATAGCTGGTGCTGGGGGGTAAAAGTGGGGGGTCTTGACGGGTTCTTTTGACGCTTTCAAAGTGAGCAAAACCACCCAAAGGTTCAATCTCATTCATCAGTAAAAAGAGGGCTGCGGGGGTGCCTTTTGCTTCGCTGTCGAGGGTGATAAAAGCGATGGCGGCAAGCTGGCCGGGGGACGCCAAAGTGATCGACCCGAAGGTGGCAAAAGCGGGGTAGGGGGTGCCGTCGTCTTGATTGGTGGTGAGGTCGCGGAAGCGGATTCTTTGGTCTCCGGCGCTCGGCCCTAGCAGCAATCGCCATACTCCCGGTGTGACTTCGACGCTCTGCACGGCGCTGAAGCCGTTGACGGTGATGGCGGTGGGACTCCAATTTGCTCCGGTCTCCGGCGCGGAGGTCGATGCCATGCGGTTCCACTTCGAGACTCCATCCGAGAGATACAGCGCGTTTTCGGCGCTGGCCTCCATGTGATAGGTGAGGTAGGACGTTTTTGGGTCATACTGCTGGATGATGTTGCTGATCTGGAATGAGGCTTCGAGGATGCCGCTGCTGGGATCGAGCGCGACAATCATGCGTGTCCCGAGATACAAATACGCGGTGGTGTGCTGCTCAGTCATGCAGTCATAACTAAGCAGCGGCAACCGGGCGATGTACTTAATCATGTAGAGCGGGTCGGCGTCGGTGGCGCTGCCAAGAATGATGTAGCTGTCGCGCACGGTGAAGACGACGAGACCGATGGGTGTAACCCAAAAACGGGTGATCTTACTTTGCGCGGTGAAGGTGGTAGCAAATCCGGCCTGTCCGCTGCTGGTGCTGGCAATCGCATCCGGCCCGGTCGCAACATAGACCACGTTGCCTACTGCGACGAAGAGACGGCCAAGGTGATACTCGATGCAGCTTGCTCCCTGCGGCAACGGTGTACCTTCTCCGTTAACCTGCGCCTGAATGTTGACGTTCAGCGCGGAATCGGGCGCGGAATCGGTATATGTCCATTGCCCTCCCCCAATCGGCGCGGAAGAAAATTCGGTCAGATACAGGAATGTTGATCCGCCCTGCGCGGTGCGGTAGAGAATGATCGTGTCATCTGAGGGGACGGTCGGCCTGTCGCCTTGAATCGTGACTGCATTGTTGGCGATGACGCTGATGGTGAGGCTGGCCTGGGACATGTTGCCGATGTCTTTGGTGACTGAGTTCTTGTAGGCATAACCGTATTGGCGCGGTGCGGTCGCGGCTGAGGCGAAGTCTTTGGTGGTGTTCCATAGCACGCTTCCGTCGACGGTCAGCGCACCAATGCCGTCGTTGAAGCTCGGCGGCGCGTTTCCGGTCACGCCTGACTGTGCAACCGATTGAACGAAGCCTCCGGGGTCGAGAATTTCGTAGGTTTCGGATGTGCTTGTGCCTGATCTGCCGGGAATGCAGGGGGTATTCGCTCCGATGTCGGCCCATTGGTGTTGCACTCCTACGTTGATCCAGACGGCGGAACCGTCGACAATGAGGCTCCCTAGCCCCGATGTCCACGCTGGCGCGGATGCTGCGGTCGTTCCCGGCGTAAAGATGGTGAAGACCATCGCTTGAATGCCGGAGGGTACTGATACGTTTGCGCTGATGGTTTGCTCTAAGACGTATGCATGATTCGCTATCCAATTGGCCGAACCGTCATTAATCCATGCCGTTGTACCGTCCGGGGTGGCGCTGAATGGCGCGGGGTTGAACACTGGCAACGTGGCCCCGGTGGTGCCGCCCACAGAGATGTGAAACATGCAAGTTGTAATCGGGTCGTATATCAGAATCAGTCCACCCCACCATGATCCGAAGGCGGTTCCTGGTCGCCATACGGGATAAGGGTTGGGGATCGGGGCCTGACTCACGATGGGCGCGTCGAGTGGCGTGTCTACTCCCCACGGATAAGTCGTGTTGGTGTCGTTGTCGTATATCCGGTTGTCGATGCCGTTGGTGAAGTAGAGAAGATTGCCGATGCTCGAAAAGTAGGTGCGTCCCGCTCCCGGCGATTTCAGCCAGATTTCTAAATTGTTATTCGGCGTGACATCCAACACTTGGATCGCGGTATCGGCAAGAACTTTGATAGCTTCGCTGGTCAGCGTGAAGGTGTTGAAGGCGTAGTAACTGATGATGGGATTAAGCGGCTGGCCGTTGAAGACGGTATTGCCGGGTCTGCGGATGAGGGTGAGGCGGGTGCTGATTTCGGTGTTTTGTCCATCCCAGATGGAATCCTGTCTTCCATAGCCATACTTCTCCCCTGCGGCGCTGACTGCACCATCCCGCAACGCGCTCCGGTTGGTGTAATACCCGGTGAAGATGCGGTTGGTGTGAAGCGGTGCGAAGGCGCTTGGCTCCGTCGAGGCTCCGGCGTTTTGTAGTGAACTGGTCATTGCTGTTTGGCCTGAACTCCCTGCTGGGTTTCGAGCGTGTTGCGTTGCGTTTCATTCATCAGGGTTAGAAAATTTCCGAGATAGATGTTGCGTTCGAGCGCGGTGAGACCGGACTGTTGCCCAAGTAGGTGCGCGGTGAACTTGGTCATAAAAAAGTTCGAGCGAGCATCCTTGGTTAACATCGAAAGCATCCCCAGAAAGCCCCAATCGAAGATGTAAGACAGGTGATCGGGGATGGGACTCCACAGACACGCGAGCGAATCCATCGTGACGGCGGCTCTCTGATAGAACGCTTCAACCTCATAGGTCTGATCGGGGATCGCATTCAGCCGAAAGATGACATTGCCATCGGTGTCGGACTGCTGGGCGCTGATACTCTGCGGTCGCTGCTTCGATGACTCGGCGGCGAGTGACTTGACGATCTTGATTTCCTTTACTTTGTCCTGGCCATCCGTGAGCCAAGCCTGTTCTAAGAAGCCGTAATCCGGTAACACAACCTCGTAGTCCTGGGCCTCGGGCGTGACGCCGAAACTCACCACGCTACGGTTCCATATCCATTTGAAGGGGGGGCCAAGAATCTCCTGCTTGACGAGATTGGCCGCGTCTATGGCTGGCTGACCATAGGAGATGTCCGCTGGCTGGTAGCCGATGAAGGGCAGCGTGAACAAGATGCTCGATTGCAGATTGCGTGTGTAGCTCATATCCACCCCCAGCGGTAGGGATAGGGGCCTTGGTCTTGTATGTAGCTGGTCGCGGCGAGTGACTGATCGGGATAGAAGCCGTAATGCTCGTCTTCGCGGTCGGCCTCTTTACAGGCTGAGGCGAGTGCCACAAGCCAGTCGGTTTTCATCGGCTCGAATCTGGCCTTGACGCTGGGCGTCGAAGAGTAGCGATGCGAGTAGGCAACGAAGCCATCGCGGAACCACTTGATGTAGTCATCGGGGATGGGATTCAGAAGGTCTTGCATCTCGACGATTTGGGGCGCTTTCAACTGGCCCCACAAGCGCATCAGCCAAACGATTCCTCCTCTGGGTGTGCGCGGGAAGATGCGGAACCCCTGCCCGTAGGGATCGGCAACCGTCCACTGACACGAACCATCGTTGATAACCTGCCCGGTCAAATCCGCATCCGGGTTGGCGGGGTCGATCACGGCGGCGGGTGGGACAAGTCCGGTGGTGCCGTACTTGGTGAGGATGAGGATGTTGCCGTAGATGTCGAGGATGTTGGTGACGGGGTTGATTACGGGCGTCGTGGCTCCGATGGGTTCGGTGTAGGTGACTCCCGGCCCCGGCCAAATCCCTTGCTCCATCTGATCGTTCTGAAGCCAGCACACCTGTCCCGGCCATCCGGCCATCGTGTTATCCATCGGCAAGTCGCGGACGACGATGACGGGCCATGAAGGGGGCGGAACCTGACTATTGTTGATGTCTACCCTGAGTCCTGCGGTCAGCCATCCCAGCTTTCGCAGGTTCACGGTCGCATAGTCCTGCTGGGTGGGAAACAGAACGAACGGCTTAAGTTTGATGGAGTTCCATTTCCAAGGGAAGCGCGTGCTGATGAACTCGCTCATCACATCGTTGGCGATGGTGACGGCGGGTTCTTTGGCCCAACCTCCGGTATTCGTGAGTACCGGGTTGAGGTCGCCAATGGTGGCAACCTCATCCACGATATTTTGTAACGTCTTCGTGCTGTTACCCACGGCACACCTCGACTACTTCTGTGCGTTTTGTGCGTCGATTTCCGCTTGCTGCGCGGGGGTGGGGCTGATGGTGGAGAATGCCGGATCGTTGTAGCTGCGGCCTCGGGTGGCGACGGCTTCCTCTCCGGTTCCGGCTCCGCGCTGTTCGGCGGCGAGTGGAGCGGCGGCGGCGGGTATATCGGCGGCGGCGAGTGAAGCGTTGGGGTCGGGTGGAGCGTCGGCGGTGGTGCCTCCGGCTGCGGTGGTGTCATCGGGTGTAGTCATAGCGGGTCTCCTCTTTCTGGTTCGTAGGTAGTGCATGATGCGAGAAAATTCCGACATCTTAGGCCGCTGGTTCGGCTATGCCGATGACGAAAAGCTGGGTTCCGCTCTGCTCGTTGTCGGTGGGCAGGTTGAGGGCGCGGTGGTATTCGGCAAGGTCTTCGCGGTACTTCGTCCGCTCCTCGGCGCTGGCTCCCTTGGCTGGCTTCAGCGGCGGCTCCCAGAGCTTCGAGCAACGTTGGCAGACGACGATGATGGGGCCGTGGCAAAGCTGGTGCTTGACGACGGCAAAGTTGTGATCGTTGCCCTGCGAAAGCATGGTGACTCCCTTGCCGCCTTTCTTGTGCCAGCACGCATCCTGCTGTGCCTTGCGAATGGCGTCTCCGCGTTCGATGGTGAGGGCCATCTGTCGATTGCGGTTGATTCGCGCCTTGCGCGTGGCACGCGCGGCGTCGACGCGCTCCTGGGTCTCTTCAAGCTGCAACTGCTCTAACTGCGCGGTGACACTTTTCTTGTCGTATTCGGGCATGGTCGGCTCCTTGAGATAGCTTCGTTATGACTACACGGCGAAAAAGGGCATGTCCCCGGCGAAGGAACATGCCCCTTTTTTCTAGGAGAATGCGGTCTGAGCGTCGACGTAGCGGATGCGCTGAACGGGGTCGGGTGGGAGGGTGCAGGTATACATGGTGTTGTAACTTGCAAACCCGCCAATCATGCGCGAAGGATCGTAGCCGGATGGCTCGGTCAGTCGCCGTACCCACACGTTCATGTTCCGCCAGTCTCCGTCACCAATCTGCGTGTTCTCTTTGGCTCCGAAGCTCACACCGATAACCCCATCCTTGCCTACGACGTAGGTGCGTAGCAGGATCGGGGGGCCAGCGGTTTTCTTGACGAAGGTGGATTGGTGGAAACTCGCGCCTCCCCAATCAATCACGATCACGTTGTCACCGTCCGGGGCCGGGAGTTCGCGTAGCTTCTCCTGACCTTCCGCCGTCCTCTTGAGGACATCGGTGATGCCGTTCGGCTGGGTGCTTACCAGAATGTCTCCCACCATGAGCGGGTGAATGACTCCGGTGAAGCGTCCAGCCTCGAAGGGCAGAGCATTAACGGCGGTGAGCGATTGCACACACGATGTAATGTCCTGCGCGACGAGTGTGGTTCCCAGCGGCGGATGGTTGACGGTGGGATCGACAACCGATGCACCATCCGCCGTGTTCTGGATGATGGTGTTGATTAGCTGCGCCAACCGATAACCCATCTGCACACCCAACGCTTCGAGGGCGGGGTCGATGGCCGTCTGAAGGGCATAGGTGGAGATGTTGGCGTAGTCCGCATAGTTGCCGATGGTCGAAGTGTTCTGAACAACGGAGACCGTGAGACCTGTTTGAATCGTTCCTTCCGGGGCCTGGGTGGTAGGCGGGGCGGGAAGGTTCTGATACATGAAGAGGACGAGCTTGTTGCCGCTGTTCTCGTCCAACATGCGCCGTGATGAGCAACGCACCCACGGCGTCTCGCCTTTCAAGTTTTCGATAAACACTTTATCGAAACTTGTGACTACAGACTGCGGGAGGTTGGTGGTGAGGTTGGAGGCTGGCGAAACGCCAACCCCCAACGCGCCATAAGCATGACGTCTGCCTACGTTCCCGGTGTAGAGGAATACCTGTCCGCCCAACGCACACAGGAACTCCAAAAACGGGATAACGAACTTCTGTGCGAACCTTCTGCCGCGTCCTGCGGCTGTAGAGTTTTGCATGTGACTGTCCCCCTAACGGGTGAAGTCACGCGCCCATAGCATCAATCTGCCGTTTGAAGTCGGGATTTCGGAGTAGATCGCTGTACTCTGCCCTGCTCATCCGTTCGATGTCGGCGCGTGTGTACTGCTTTCGCTTCGGCGGCGGGGGCGGGGCGGATGCGCTTGCATCGGAGCTTCGTATCCCTGTCGCTATGCTTCGCGGTCGCGTGTTTGGCGCGTTCGTGGGAGAGGGAGGATTAGGCTCCTGCGCTGGCGGTTGGGCTGCGCGTATCTGTCCGTTGGGGTGATACAGACTTTGCATCTGGGTTACATAGTCCTGTTTCTCTGCCTCGCTCGGCCAAGGGATTAGTTCCTCGCGGTCGGTGAGGGTTTGGAAGACGATTTCGAGGTTGTTGGTGGTGAAACTGTACCCGTTGGCCTGTAGCTCGTTAATGAGCGATTGCAGGTTTTGCGGAACGGGGTAATAGTCGGGGGTAGCTCGCGCGAACGCGATGGCCTGGGCGCGGTGATAGGCGTCCTCGGCCTCCTGCTCCTGCTGGGAGAGGACGCGGCCAACGCTGGCGGGGGAGGTTCCTTGCTGCGCGGTGACGATTTCGGTCACGGCGTCTACAACTTTATCCGGGTCGGTAATCTCGGCAGACAACCGCAGCTTGTCGGCTGGGGTGAGGTCGCGGGTTTGCACCTTAAGCCCCTGTCGGCCCTGGTCCGGGCGGCGTAGGCGGCTGATTTCGCGGTTTGCGTTGACTTGTGATTCGAGGAGTTTGTCAGCAACGTCCTTGTAGGTTTTACCTTTGAAGGTCGACACTCTTGCTCCTGCCGAGTTCTCTATGACGGCGATATAATCGCCGTTCTCGTCGGGTTCTCCGTCATTTAGCCAAATGTGTTTCATGGTCTTTACTTCTCCCGTTGTTACTGTTCCATCTGCCACTGTCTGCCGCGCGTCGGGTCTAGGATGTTCTCTCTTTCCAATTCGTCTTCGTCTGGTTCGGGGCCGATGGGTTGAGGCGCGATGCTTGCCATGTAAACGGCAATCTCCGCGTCGATTCGCTGCTGCATGTAGACGAACGTGACCCACATGGTTTTTGCTACAACATGCCTCGCTAACACCTGTTTTTCGTCGGCAGAATCAGTGTTGATTAGCTCTGTCTCCTTTTCGATACAGGCCATCTCCATCAAGTCAAGCAAGTCATCCCAGACTTCGGAATGACGAAGGCTCATCAAATTTCGGCGCTGGATGGGGCGCAACTCCCCAGTCACACCCATCCGGCGCTCGCTACGCACGGCCTTATCCATGCGCGGCCTCCTGGGGCGCGGATAGCTGCACGCGGCCCTTATGATCGGTGGATAGCTCTGTCAGTTCCGCCACTGTGATCTTGCGCGAGTCGCGCAACATAACCCCCAGCGCGAGACAAATTTCTCCGGTGCGGGTGAGTCGGATGAAGAATCTTCCCGAAGCTCCTAACTCGGTCTCGGTGAGGTCTTCGACTAGGCCGCGCTCCCAGAGCGGCGTCACGATCTGTTCGAGCGTGAATACATCGTCCTCGTCGCGGATTGCTCCGACTCCGATTCCTCCCAGCGTGTCGCATTTTTTTTTGTCGGCAAGCATCTCCAACGCGCGGCGGTGGCGCGGTGGGATCGGCATAAATAATTGACTAACGCTCATCATCCTCCCCCTGATGTTCCGTAGAACTGGCTGGCTTGCATCGCGCGTTCGTCGGCGGTGCGCTCGGCAAAGCTCGATGCGCGGTCGAGCGGCGATTCGATTAACTTTTTGCTGCTGTCCTTGACGGTCTGCGCGGCGATACGGCCGGAAATTTTCTTGTCTTCCAATTGCATGTCGTTCTGGTGTTTCTGCTGCAACATCTGGGAGTCGGCCTGGGCTTTGATGGCGGCGGGATTCTGCGATGCCATCTGCTGCTTCTCCTCGTCGGACATCGGTACAACAAGGTCGGCCTGATTCTTCCATTCGCTCATGTCGAGAACCATCTTTACGAGTTCCATGACATTGACCTTCCAACCAATCTGAGCCATCTGCTGCACGAGGGCCTGATTGCCGAAGACTTCAAGCAGGAAGGGAAGGGCCTGGGCCATGCGTGCGCGTGCGGAGAGACGGGTTCCGGCAAGCGTCTCGAACTTGACGCTGGCGCTCATGAAGTCCCCGAAGTCGACGACTAGATTTTCGGTGCGCTCTGCCAGCACATCGCGGATTTCAGCGATGGGCATACGCTCTTTAATCATCAGCCGTAGAAACTTGAGGAAGGGAATCAATACCCCGTCGATGAATCGCTCGACGGGCGATTGCAGCCTCCCCGCTGAAGCTGCTGCCAGCATCCCGGCTCCGGTGCCAGAACGTCCAACGCTGCTCCCTCGCGCGGGGAGGCTTCCTTGCACGCTGGCCTGATCCGCTCCTGTGGCGCTCTCGCTCGATCCGACTACGGACGCAATTGCTCTCCATCCATCGGGCGGAACCTGCGGCTGCGGCACAAGCGCAATGGCGCGGGTGGCGTCGACTCCATCCACGAGACGGATGCCTCCGAGTCTCCGGCGCTGGTCTTGCGTCGGGACGTTCGCGCCTCGCGCGATGGCATACTCGGGTTGGACGGCGAAGGCTAAAATATCGAGGATCGCGTTAAGTGTCCCTTGTTCGACGCGCTGGTCGGCTCCCGCGATTCTTCCCACACCCATCCCGTAACCGCTGTTCTCGATGTCCCAATAGTTCGCGGCGAAAAACGGCTTCTCGGGTAGCTTGTGGGCATTGTTGCGGATGACGCATTTCTGTTGCAGCACTACGCGGCAATCGGTCGAACTCCACCACTCCAAAACCTGCATCGGTTTCAAAAGTGGATCTTCGCTGGTGTCCTCGGCGGGGTCTTTGGCGTGGTGAACGCTGGTGTTGGCGCGTAGCGCCTCGGCGGTGCCATCGGCGGGTTCTGTCTGCTCGCTGCCTTGGTTGCTGAAGATGGCGCGTAACACGTCATCGGGCGGGATGTCGTAATCGGGATTCTCGCGTAGCTTGGTCAAGTCGTCGTAGTTCAACCAATTGCGATGAACGATGAACTTGGCCTTCCAAATTTGATTCGGCTTGTTCCACTTGGGATCGACGAAGACCTCACCCAATTCGCACTTCTCGAAGACGGGCAGGTTGCGTGTGACCTCGACCTCTTGAACCTCGAACTCGTCGCTGTCCTCGGTGAAGACAGTCATGGGGTCGCCTAGCGGCATGTCGATCTGTTGCGGGGCCTGTTTGCGGACGTAATGCGACTCCATCCGGGTCTCCGTCACCCACCCGGTTTTGAAGATGACCGTCCCTTGATTGACCATGCTCTGAATGCCGTAGCTGGCCTCTTGCTTGAAATTGATCTGTTCGAGTTGTTCCGAGATGAGTTCTGTCCACGCTCGCGCGGTGTCCTGGTGGCCGGATGGCCGGGGCCGAATCAGGAACGGCGTGGGGTCAGAAAAAATCGCTCCTGAGATGGCAGGGGCGAGTGAGTTCACTTGCTTGGCGACGGCGAAGCGGGAGACGTTGGAGCGTGTGACCGATGACCCCTCGAAGACGCTTAGGCTGCGCGGGGACTGATAGAGAATGTCGCTCTCTGTCCATTGCAGCGGCCAACGGCGATCATCCAGCCATGCGCTTGCGGTCTCGTAGTCCTGAACCACGATGGATAAAACGGCTTCGTCGGTGTACCTGGGCGGGATCGCGGGGTCGGTCGGGTCGGTGGTGATCTGGCTCGCAAGGACGGGGCGGCTCCAATTGCCGTTCATCTCAAGCGGTGCGGCTGCGGCCATGACCCTTACCTCGCGCGATGGTTGTTATGCCAACGGGTTCGGGTCGGGTTAGTCCGGCCACTTCCGAAACAGCTTAAATCTTTTGTTCAGACCGAAACAAAGACATTGAAAAGGGTTGTATGCAAAATATTGCGTAAAGCACTGAGCAACAATACCCCTATCTTTCGATAGCGGCAATCTTTCGCTTTAGCTTCGCTTTGAAGATGAACGCTTTGTAATATTTGCGAATGGTCAGACAATCACTCTAAACCCGGCATGATGATTTCGAGTCCCATGTCATTGAACATACGTTCCTCGAAGCCTGGGGAGGTCTCCGGCGCTTCGTCCTCCGGCTCCGGCTCAACCGGGCTGTACTGGCCCCGGTTATAAATCAGGTTGTATTTGTCTTGCTCGATAAGACTCTGCCATGCGAGTTCGTTGTCGACGTCATCGGCGGCGATAGAGATGGGCAGGTTGTCGGCAACCGATGAGATGACATCGGGGATGCCGTACTCCTCGATCATCCCGTACTGCGTCATGCTCTCCATCAGCGGCTTCATGTGATGGATCGCTTTGTTGAAGAGAAGCCGTGACGACGCAAGCAACGCCTCCATGCTGCGGATGCGCGTGTCGCGCTCTCCTGAGTCCCCGGCGAACTCGATCCAGTTCACACGGATGTCCCAGCCTGTCGTGAGGGCATGGTTGGCAAGGATCGGGGCCATGTGCCGCGCTCCCGGCGCGTCGGTGATCGAGACGTTGTGGAGGCCGTACTTCTTCGCGGTGTCGTGGATCAAACGACCCAGCGCGGACGGCTTGAAAAAGCCGTGCAGAACATCCGCGATATACATGCGATTGCGGTGCATCAGGCCCACGGCTCCCGAAGCTGCGGCCCATTTCATCGTTCGGCAGGGAACGCGCCAGTGGATGAAGAATTTTCCTTCCATCGGCATGTCTTCGGGGTCGATCATCGCGGCGAGCATCTGATCTTCAGCAAATACAATCTCTGCGGCCCCGTAGCTGTCCAACATATATTGCGACATGAAGCTGGCATAGTCGCCTTCGTACTCCTCGCGCAAAAAGTCGTAGCTGAGGATCGACGGGAAGAGAAGTTCGATTTCCTCCGGGGGAGGGAAGCCGTTGGGGTCAAGGCGCAACCCACTCTTCAATCGCATGGCTGGCTTGTAAACGCGGTCGTAGGTGCCTGGGCGGGACGTGAGGATTTGGTCAGCGAAGACATCTCCCGGCCCGTAGCAGGTTCCAATCTGCATCTCGATTCCGGTAGGCTTCAGAATCTTTCGCGCGAGTTTGTACTGTTCGGTGACGCGCATCCGCGACTCGAACTTGCGGCTGTTGCGGTTGGTGTGGATGTCGTCATAAATGGCAACGTCGGGATGCCATCCGGTGGTTGACGACTCGATGGAGTTGCCCCATATCAACGGCTCGACGATGTTGGGTTCGTGCTGGCGCTGCGCGGCGGTGAACTCTCCGCTGGTGCTTTGGCTCTCGAC